ACCCCAACGGTCAACTTCTTGTTGCCATGAGCTGCTGAATTGTGGACTACAATAACTACATTTAAGATTACAAGCGTGATTAAAATTAACTTCAACATAACTAGGTACAACATCTTCGTCTCCAGTACTGTTTTTAATCAAGTCATACGATTCTGCTGCCCAGGGTTCGCCCGACCTATAGTGGCGATCGCTTAGTTGATCGTGTTTTTCGATATTCCAACAGTAACTACACTCCGCGGGCTTGTCACCGTTAAGCATCATAATACGCTGTTGCTTCTTGTGTTCTGTATTATGCAATGCACCGGGGTTATCTTTTAATACTGTAGCATCTATAGCATGCAGCGGAGGATGATAACAACTATTATTCAAACCAGTAGGCAGGTGTAAGCTAACTTGCTGCCATTTAGCCAGACACAGAGCAGGACCTAATTTTTCCTGCATTTCTTCTGCTGAACTCATAAACTTACTTTTATTTTTCCCAGACATACGGTCCTTTTTTAGGAACAGCAAAGTTTAAATACATTTTTATCTTATCAAAGTCAGCACGATTCCGTAAACTACACAGCTCATTTGCAAAATGCAACTCAACTCCTTTTTCCAACGCCAATTCTAACAATTCAATTCGACGTGCTGGATCGTCTGGCAGACTAAACAAACTGCACAATACAACACCATCCGGACCTTGAAGTATATCATCTTCTAATCCTGGGCACCAATCCATGTGTTCATTTTCAAAATGATAGTCGCTATAACTAATTTTGTGTTTGTTACAGTAAGGTTCTATAACTCCGCGCTGCATCGGGAGCGGAATATATTTGCTAAAAGTTGTATTCCATCCTGCGTAAGTAACAAATTTCTTACCGGTGTAATCTCTTTGTTCATCAACTTCGTAATCTCCAGGCAATCTAAAAAAACCACCCGGGAGTCGACGGCCCCATTCTTCACCCTCAATTAAAATTCGCATGTCCATGCTGACACGAGTATAACCTTCTTGATTATTAACGTTGCCGTGTATGTGCTCTTGCATAAACAGGTGTGCTTGCCCCGGTACCAGTGTCACAGGCCAGGACTCTGCAATGCAGACATCTTCAAATTTTTGTAGCGACCATTTTTCAGACAACACACGCTTGGTAACTTCGCGGCTGATGTCTAGGTCCATCATCCACATTGTGTTAGTTCCGCCACATTTAGTAAACGGTGTCCATATAGTTCTGCAACCTCGTCCGTTGCCTACCATAATGCCTTGGTGAAATGCTAATCGACGTCCCACTGCTGCTTGATTAGGAATAACAACTCTTAATGTACCTTGACGCTGAATTAAGTAGCGTCGGCCATCTAGTCGATCCTTGACAATTTCTGCTGCATAAGCATCAAACTTTTCCATAAAATCTCTGCGACTACAGGCATTCTGCACATGTTGCTGTACACGCACTAATCGTGTAGGTTCTAATATCAGGTGCATTGTTTCTAATTCAGTTACTTCAGGAGCAACTTCTTGTATTACACGCAATGCCCACGCTGGCCAATTGTACTTGTTGAGATCGTACTCGGCTGTTTTGTTATCCCAATGTTTTTGAATTTCAGTTAGCATAATTATTTCCTTTAATCTTTTACTAGGGTAAAATCAGTTAAATAGTTTCCGTTCTTTATCAGCTGATAATTGTGTTCCAATATAGGTTGCATGGCTTGATACATTTCATGCAATTCTTGCTGACTTTTTGATGCCAGTGAATCTATTAATTTCAATAACATAGTAAATCTATCTGTATTTTCAAAGCTATCATAATCTTCGGACCAAAAATCGTGAAAACTTTTAAATCCCATCTGCCGCAAGTACAACAAATAATCACGGCTACCAAATACAATAAACGGTTTCTTTAACCACATGGGTCGTGCAGTCTTCTCGGTGGGGTAAAATGTTTGCCCGGCTACATGAGTCTCAGATATGACATCAACAAGAATCTGCGGATACATTGTTGTAGTACCTTCGTCGTCGTCGTACTCAAATCCTCTCACCACTCTAAGATTGAATAGGTTAATATCATTATATACTTTAAGTGGCAGCTTGGGCAACATTTTTCCAATCTCATATATAGATTCTGGTCGATACGAAGCTGCCTTATCGAATTCAAAAAATCTAAGTGTATCCGGATTGTTTGATTCGTATGAAAAATGAATATTGGAAATCTCAGAATAATGATTATACAAGTAAGAAGAAAAAACTAATCTTCCGGCGGTGGGCCTATGATAAAATGCTAAAAATAGTTTTTCACCTGTCCATTTATGGTAAGACGAAACATCAAAATTAGGAGTTTTAGCAAAGTAAACATTTGCCCAAGGCTTGATAATGTTGTATCTATTGTGAGTCTGCAATGGATTGTCTGTGTAAATGTCAACATGTGCAAACTCGAACGAATCAAGTAGTCTGAAGACTCCGAGATTTTCTAAACAAATAGCTTCTGATATGATACGTAACTGTATATGCTGGTTCTGATGACTAGAAAGATAATCTACCAAATCGTGTAGGTTCCAGAGTTTGTCGTCGTTGCCGATAATATAAAACAAGTCAGCTTTTACCATCCTTCGTGACTCCTTATTACACTCATCTCTGTTGTCATAATACCACGATTATGCCAATTGCTACGATAGTGATGCTTGAAGAAACGACTTTGTTCTTGTGTAAAAAGATTCATAGGTAAGTCTAGTTGTGTTCGCAATGATTCCTCAAGTTCTTCTGCTCGCCATGTAGGACCCGTATCACCATGTTCTTCCCAGAGTTCTGCTAACTTGTCAAAGTCCTGTACATCTGTATAATCCCAATCTGTTAGCATGGTCTTGTATGTTCCTAGTCTAGAACCAAATACCGCCCACATGCCATTCTCTACATCTGCACCTACATTGTGCCAAATAGTTAAGTGATCTAAGTTGCGGCGATGTACACGTTCTTTAAACTCGCTTACGCTGGGGCGGCGCCCTTGATTCAAGCACATCTTAACACCTTCGCGGAATCCTGCACGCCATGCTTGGAAAGGGGATCTGTTGGGGTATGTTGTTGAATAACAATCGTGCATGGCAATGTACTTGGGATCGAAACAAAACTCTACATTGGTTTTGTCTCTGCCATCGGTATTCTCGTGTGTACGCATGTTGTTCACAAAGTCTCGAGTCCAGATACTAAGCCCACCGTTACCGTACATCAGTCCATTGATATGATTCTTTGCGCGATATCGGAATACACAATCGACATTGCTGCTATCGAGAGTAAGGCATTGGTTGAAGAAAGCAGGGTTAGGGAGATTATCACCGTCAATAAGTACGAAACGGTCAGTATCACTAATAGCAGCAGCCGCTTTGTGCGCGGCGTCAGAGCCTTTGACACCATCGACTCTTTTAGCCCATGGTACCATGTTTTTAATTTTAACCCAATGTTCTTCTTTCTGTGGTTCATCATAGCTCAAATATACGGTGTCCAAGTCTGCAATATCAACTGTTGTCATAATTTTTTAAATTCCATTTTTGATTGGGATCTGTTGTTGTTACAATTGCAACATTAGTTAAATGACACGGTGTACCTGTGTTACCGGGTATTAGTTTTTTTGTGGCTATTGTGTTTGGCAATTTTTTAATTAACTGTCCATCGACCACAGAGACTCTATAGCTGTGTTCGTGATATTGTTGTTGTGTTACTTCAATGTACTTACCGGGTAAATCTTCTATACTGTATACTATAGGGTTGCCATCGTTGTCATAATATAAACGATGCTGTACAGGCACAGGTTCTGGCCACTTGAAAGTATTCCAAAAATTTAAAAATATCTCAGTATTTTCATTCATACGGATTCCAATTTTTAATATTATAATGTATTGCGCCGTGTTGGGCAATAGTGTTGATCCTTAGATGTCCGTGGTCTATTTCCCATACAAGTTCTTTGGTCCAGTCATTGGTACGAGTCCCTATTATGTGTTTTTTCATATGTACTATTTTTGGATATGTAGTAAATGGCATAGTAGTTAATTCTGGTCCAATGATTTGTGCTGCCATTGCATACACTAAATCCGTAGTGGGTTCATCATCTGGAAACTTCAATAGTGTTTTAAAGTCGGCCCAGTATTCGAATATTTTTCTTACCAATATCCAAAATTCCTGTGCTGTTTTACTTAAACGCCAATAGGTAATGGCATTATAGACATCGGGCAAATTGTTAGCATCAAATACTTTTCGATAAAATCTACTGGTTGACGCATTATTATAATAGTCTCTACATCCTGTGCTGACAACAACATCTCTATGCTGTAACAAGTTCCACCAGTGGTCAATGCTGCTGGTAATCATCATGTCTGCTTCTAACTTGATGGTTTGTCTAAACGGACTGGCTTCGAACACTTGCCAATCATTGGAAAGTTTCCACTGTGTCCCGACGGCCTGGTCGCCATGCGGTAACTGTACTACATAGTCAAAGCCTGTGACATCTGGATGTCCGAGTGTAACTAAGCATGTCTTGGCAGCAGGGTTCCAGATCTTGATACTGTCATTTAACCGTTGAGCACATTCAACATAGTCAGTTGTATCCGTATTAACTGCTACGATCAAATATCCTCGTTCACACTGAACTTGCAATTATATCTCCCAGGTGCTTTTTTCCCATGGCATGAAAGTCTTGATCTTTTATCTGCACATGTTTTAGATTATTGTCTGACGTTTTATACTTGACCAAAAAACAATCAGATGAAACCTGTAGTAGCTGATGATCTGGGATCACCGTGGCTAATGACCAGGGTACACTGGGCCAATCAGCTTGATGTCCAGTTAATGTGTTTAATGCAATACTCATGGCATGATCATTGCGGTAAGTGCTCTTTGAGATATTGTATAAATTTCTATAGTGTTGCCAATTGTCCCTAATCATTGTCATCATATCAAACATACTCTTGCTCATAAGGCTGCGATTAAAACGCATCACAGTCGCCCAGGCCATTGGCATACGGTTTGCACCAAACCAATTGAGATCGTCAAATGTATGTGTACCAGTTATATCGTAAGCAAAACGTGGTGCTAAAAAGTCCTGACTCATTTCAAATAATCGGTTTAGTTGATCACTACATACCACATAGTCAGCATCTAACACCAGAGTTTCGTCGTACGGGCTTAAATTATAAACTTCCATACGGTTACCATTATACCATGTTACGTTGTGTCCGATATCTGAAAAGTGTCTGGTGCCTCCTGATTCTGCTGTAGTTATAATAACATTTTCGAACTCATGTGCATGTGCAGGAACAGTATCAGTTACAAGTGTGGTAGGTAATCCAAGGTGTCGAGCAATTCGGCCTGCACTCCAGCGGGCCATTGCTTGATAATCTATTTCATCACTGTTGTGGGCAAATATAACTACGCCGCGTTTCATCGTTGTTTTTGTAGCTCTGACCATTCCACTAACCAGGCGTTCATTTGCTCGTACCATTTCTTTTGCATTTCATCTTTGAGATCAGCAGCATTTACTTTTACAGGATTATCATAAAGATCTAACAGTACAATATCTTCATTGTCATATAGACTTAAAAAGGATATCATCTCGGGCGTAGATTTAAACATGCCTCCTGCGTGTGCAAGCAGCATTCTGGCTTCGTATTTTTCTTTCAATACTCGTTTTGCAGCCGCATGGTTAAACCGGCTGCGAGCTTGTAGTACAAGGTCGTTAGTATCCATCGTTTAATTATACAGGAAAAAAAGACAAAAGTAAAGGACTTGTTATAAGTCCTTTACCATTTTACTACTATTTGATTAAGTTACTGTGCCAGCAATTGTTGGCGTGCCCCAGGTATTCACGGTTAGATATACCGATTCTGGTGGGAAGTACGTTACTAATGTGGTCGGTGCGGTTGCTGCACCAATTGAAGTGGCCGGGCTGGTCACAGCAGTACCACCCGAGATGTTATCGCTAGACCCTGCACCCGAGCCGCCGGGATCAACCCAGGTTGTAGTCAATGTCATTGTAGTTGGAGCCGAGTTGCTGTTTACTGCGGCATTTAACTGAATATACGAACCTGTATAAGGAGCAGTATCTGCAAACTGTTTATATAAGGTTGATGCTGTTGTGGTTAATGCATAAGCACCGGTTGCAGTAGTCAATGTGGTAGGAATGCCAGTGCCACCAGTTTTTGTAGTTCCTGTATAGCTTACTCCTGCAATAGTTTTGGCGGCAGCAGCACCACTAATATAGATATCGCCAACCAAGGTATTAGCCAAGTCATTCCATTCTGTATCAGATTCAGTTGTGTCTGCTGTTTTACTGGTTTCCCACTTGATCAATCCACCACTGTTAAAAAAGCTATTGAATGCTGTATTATTGGCCCATGTTATAGTTGATACAAATGTAATTGTCCACGTAGTAGACCCAGAGCCAGTTGCTGTTGTTTTACTTACATTGCCAGTGAAGGTTCCGTATTGTGTGCCGCGAGCATAGGCATTATTACGGTTGGTAAAGCAACTGGTAATATCTGTGTTAAGATTACCTAGAATTGAAATAGTGTTGCCGGCTTGCGGTGCTGTTCGCGAAGTGATAGTAGTGCCCTGATGGCTGGCCATAGAACTTACAGTATTAACTAAAGTGGCCCATTGGGTAGCTGTAACTGTTCCAGCAGCAGCCACAGTGCCTATGTTACCTTGACCATAACCGCCGGTAGTTGTTGCAGTTTGACCCCAAGTGGCGTTTACGTTAGCACCCACTGTGGTACTAACGAACCCATTATAGTCTGCTGCCTGAATTAATTGTCCACTTGTATATGTCATTATTTTTCCTGTACTTAATTGATAGTAACTATTGCTTCAACTACACCTTCGTTGTTACTGGATTTATTTTCTAACGAGCGACCAATTACATTAAATGCAGTTGCTTCGCCTGATTTTGCAGAACGGGCTAACCCATTTCCTGCTGAAACTAATCGATCGCCTTTGTTTAT